TACATTCTTGAAAACTACTATGGTAAACACCTAACCCTAAAAGACCTCGCGGTGGAATTGGGTGTCACTGTATATACAGTCACGAAATGGAGAGACAAAGCACTTCTTCATTTAAAGATATGATGCGACTGTATGACAAATGGCTCTCAAGAAACAAGAACTCACTTCTCGGGAGACCCCCGAGGCTATGCAAGAACGCATGTTTGAAGCCAAGCTTGCTGCGATGGAAAAGGCTATGAAGGGTGAAAAGGTTCGTTACAAGTCTAACCGAGACCCTGAGAGATTCTTGGATTTCTTGGAGTATCGATTGACGATTTGGGAACAACTCAAAGATGAAAAGTTCCACGCGAAGCGAATGTATGAAAAGACGAAGGAAGTTATTGAGGGTCTCAGTTGAGACTTGAGTAGTGACCGGCAATGTAATACACATCTTTAAAATCTAATTCAATAAGTTTCTCTGCTGCAAATCTGGCCCGTTGCCCAGTGTTGCAGTAGACGAGTAGTCCCTTCTTTGGAAGTTCCGCTGTAGTCTTCCTGTTAATCTTATTCACTGGAATATGGAGAGCACCCCGATAGTGACCAGCTCTATATTCTGCCATCGTGCGAACATCAATGACCTTCTTTATCTTCCCCGAACGTATCATCTCCTTAGCCTTGGCGGCACTCACGAGGTTTGCACCCAAAAATGTGTAAGTCGCAGCCGCTGCGAGTGTTCCGACAACTAGAGCTGGAAACATTTATTATAAGCTCATATTTTACTTCCTGCCCAATTCATAATTTGTGTGAGGGACCACGAGCTGTTGATACCCCCTGGAAGTTCAAGTTTTGCCAAACTCTTTCTGACTCGCTCAACATTGATACCTTCAACAAGCTTTGGTACTTGTGCGACATGATTCAATTTAAATCTTTTACCGTTGATATTTGTAATCTGTAAGATGTATGGAAAGTTTGTCACAAAGTATTTCCATTTGAGTGAAGTTCTATTTGAAGGTGGTGTATATTTATGAATAAGTGCCCATACAACCCTCTTTATAAATGTGAGGCGATCTCGTGGATCTTTTGGACCAATGGATGTACCCAATGTATCGTGCATCATGGCGATAAAAGCTTCAATATAACAGAAATGGTGTTGTGACAATTCATCGTATTGTGAAATCTCAAACGACTTTTCTAAAACTTTCTTGTTCCGAATGTTAATATTTGTGTTCTTGAGAAGTTGTTTGTAATTTTCTATATTCGTACTCACAAATCCACCTGTTGGTTGAAATGAAGATTGTTTGTTTCTTATTGTGTATCTGTTTCCATAGACCGTACGAAGTTCATTCTTGAATTCTGTACGATTCGCTCCCATTGAATTGAACAACTTGATTTCCTTATTATTGTGATTTACTCTGGCGAGTGCATAGTGACCATCTCCACTTGGATATGTGTGGGCAATGTGAAGATACTCGGTACCATTACGATTTTTTGTTGGTTTGGTCATATTAGATGTTCGGCGACATTGAAACTTGAAGTCGTAGTCGGCCTCCTTTTTGATATCTTTTCCGATCTGTTCAAAGATACCTGGTCTTTGAAGGAGTTGTTTAGCAACTTCTCCAGCATCCTCAACAGCCATGAGATGTCTCGCGGCAAGACTTGTATTCATTTTACTCTCAATGTAATCAGATGCATCAATCTCAGCAGACTCACCTTTTACCTTCAAAAGGCGATTGCGAACATCCCTATTCTTAATAAGTTTAATAGGGGTGAGTTCCATCTATGCTTATATATCATTGATATTTTTAAATAACAATCATATATATGTCGTTAGTTTTAGTATGCCCACCAGTCATGATTGTTGAACGAAAAGTTCCAGTCATGACAGTGAATACGTGTCGTTTGGCTGCGATTTACCCATCCAATAACAACGTGTACCAAGTGGAGATACTCGAGGCACCACCGGTGGAAGTGAACAATGAGGATGATCAAATTACATAGACGTTCTTAGCCAGGATTTTGTACACATCATTTAGAGTCGACGCGCTAATATTGCATTTTCGCATGATTTCACGGTTCGACGCGGATGGGAGGGCAATTTTGATACTGGCACCGATGATCGATCGAGACTGACGTGACATGAGGGCCGGAAGATCGAGAGCGGACCGAAACACGGACGTAATTCGTCGACATTCGGTCTCGGTGATATTGAAAGTGTCGAGTGCGTCCCGGAGTCCTTTCATCTTGTTTTGCCGGGACCACGACGATCGTTCGGACATCATAGTCGCAGTTTTCTCCTCGGCGATGAGACGGTCATACCTGCGCGTGTACTTCTGAATTTTCCTCTTCACATGAGCGAGTTCATCTGAAGAAGAACGGATAATACGTCTCTTGACCATTTTTTGATTATAAATTGTTCAAGGTTTTAACTAACTTAGGCTTTTAGTTCCCAAATGCGATGCCGGCCATACCATTCTTAACACGTAAGATGTTGTAGTTAACCGCGTAGACACGAGCTGAGGCACTTGAATCAGTGGTAGTCACACCATTAAGCAACAACTTGGCGTTGTCAATACGGGAAAAGTTAAGGGAACCACTTGGTTGTGACTTGTCCAAGTTGAGGCAGAATGGCCAAGTGTACACACTGTCTTGAACAAGACTGTCAACACCAAGAGCGGAGCAGTGCATTTCTGGAACAACATCGTGGTGATAGACATTAGACATGTTCTCAAAGAGAGCGGTGCCGTTGATGTACAACGAACCAGTACCAAAGGTGTAATTGGTTTCCCAATCCGCATTGTTAATGTTACCCGCAACCAAGTGAAGCGCCTTCACTGGGTGGTTAAAGTAAGTAAGATCAAACTCGGTATCGGCTTGTGTACCTGGTTGATATTGAACTTGGTTGATCAACAACTCGTGTTCGTTGTCTGTGAAGAACTTGCGTTCATCTGTGTCCAAGTAGATGTAGTTGGCGTAAATTTTTGGAGTACCCGCCGCGGTGTATTGATCTTGGATCTTAATACGCAATTCCACTTCATGGTACTGGAGAGCCACAAGTGGGAGTGATTTTGTCCAGTCTTCACCGAAGAAGAATGGGATCACATAGTGGTCACCCTTTGAGTTGTTTTGGGAAGTTTCAATGGTGTGTCTCATGGTAGCCTTGGCAGAGTTGTCGTTGTACAACACATTGTGAATACCCTGAACGAAGAGGGAGTCAAGTTCGCACACCTTTTGTCCACCAATCCACAATTGGAAGGTTGTTGGTTGGGACGCGGAAGTGTCAAACATAGCGTTGTTACCACCTGGCAAAGCAATACCTTCGGCTTCAATCCAGACATAGCTCAAGAGGTCACCCTTGGAGCGGAGTGGAACGACAATTTCATTGGAAGCACCGAAAGTACCAATGTAATCCACGCGTTCTGGGCGCATCGCAAAATTTGTGTGTCGCTTGTAGTTTTGACGGAAAAAACTGACCTGTGGTTGACCAGTAATGTACGCATCCTGGGCACCTTTAGATACAAGGTCAATCAAAGCGGCTGACATTTTTACTAATAAAGTATATTAAAATTTTGGGGCGATGACTACACAATGGTAGCCTTCCAAGCACTCACTTGGGAATCCAGAGATACAGATGATGAGCACTTGATCAGTATCTTTGGTAAGACCGAGGAGGGGAAGTCTGTCTGTCTTACAACTGCGTTTACTGCGTATTTTTTTATCAAACTTCCCGGGAATATTACTGCCCCAAAAATTCAGAGAATTTACAATATCCTTGATGAAAAGTGTAAAGATTCCCTGGTAGCCTACTCTGTCATGAAGTCTAAGGATGTCTGGGGATTTCAAAACAATGAAGAGTTTGCATACATGAAAGTGAACTTCAAACATCTTCAGGCTCGCCGCCTCGTGGATTCATTCTTGAGAAAACCCCTTGATAGGACACCCGAACTTTTTGATATTTTTGGGGTCAGGAATGTAAAAGTTTATGAATCAAACCTGGATCCAGTGCTGCGCCTGATGCATCGCACAGGAATCCAATCTACTGGGTGGTTAGACACTGGCGACAAGTGCATTCGTTCCCACCTCGCTCACGTTGACTTGGATCTTTTCTGTAACGACTGGACAACCCTAAAGCCTGTAGCGAGGGATGACATCGCCCCGTTTGTAGTGGCATCTGTGGATATTGAATGTAATAGTTCTACAGGTAAGTTTCCTGATGCAAATGTTCCTGGAGACGCTTGTTTTCAAATTGCAATTTCCCTGTGTAAGTTTGGCTCTGATGAACCATATGAGAAGACTTGTCTGTGTTACAAGAACACGGATCCTAATTTAGAAGGATCAACAATTTTGAGTTACCCAACTGAGAGGGAAATGTTGGAGGCTTTCCAAAAGTATCTTCACAAAAGTGATGTAGATATCATTACTGGTTGGAACATTTTTGGCTTTGATATGGAATACATATACAAGCGCGCGCAAGTGAATCGGTGTCACTACAAGTTTTTCAATCTGGGGAAGTTGAGGGATACAGAGTCGGAACTTATCATTAAGAAGCTCTCATCAAGCGCCCTTGGTGACAACCTCCTGAAGTTATTGCCGATGCCTGGTCGTTTCATCTTTGATATGTTCCACGAAGTCAAGAAGGGATACAAATTGGATAGCTATAAATTGGATAGTGTATCTAAATTGTACCTGGGGGATCAAAAAATTGATATGGCACCAAAGGAGATGTTTGCCCGCTACAAGGAGGGAGACCCCGTAAAATTGCGGGACGTTGCTGAGTATTGTATCAAGGATACACTTCTTCCACATCGCCTGATGAAGAAGCTGTGTACTCTCCTAAACATGGTGGAGATGGCCAAGGCAACTTGGGTTCCAGCAAACTTTCTTGTAGAGCGTGGGCAACAAATCAAGGTATTTTCTCAACTGACAAAGAAGGCGAGGGAATTGGGTTTCATGGTTCCGACAATTCGGTATGGAGCAATCCCCGAAGAACCCTACGAGGGAGCTACGGTTCTTGAAGCACAAAAGGGTGCATACTATACTCCAATTACTGCTCTTGATTTTGAAGCACTGTATCCATCAATTATGATGGCACACAATCTATGCTATTCGTCATATGTCATGGACGAGAAGAAGTATGGCGCGGTTCCGGGAATCACCTATGAAACTTTCAAGGTTGGTGACCGAACTTATAAGTTTGCCCAAGATGTACCAAGTCTTTTACCTGCGATTCTTCTTGAATTGAAACAGTTTCGTAAGCAAGCCAAGCGGGACATGGC